AACCTTACGCGATTATCAGAAGCTACACTGCCTAATAGCCCTACAGTTGTTTTCCCCCAAGAACCACCAACGTAATTATATCCTGCTAATAATAACTTAAACGATTTATCCGCAGAGTGTGTATAGACATCTACTTCAAATCGCAGCATTGTCGCAGTCCAGCCTCGCGGTAATACAATTTTGATCACACCAGCTACCGAGCTATTAGGATCGCTATAAGTAGCCCCGATTGGAAAATAAATCTTAGTTACAGCATTTTCAGTATAGCTGGTTAAGTTGGCTGGCATTTTGGCAATATCTAAACCCCAGGTAGCACCAACCGTCGCTCCAGCCGCAGCAGTTGATTTATTCAACCGGACAATCGTGATTTTATCTGTCAACCCGCTTGGTGTAGTAACAGTAACAACTACCTGAGTATTAGCTCCAAAAGACGCAGCAGATAAGGTATTGCTGTCACCAGTTCCACTGACCAATGACGGCACAGAAGTCCAAGTAACAGTCTCAGTAGTGTTGTGCTTTACAACGGTGAAAGTAATATCAGGCTGACTAGCATCGAGTACATTATCAGTCGAAGTAAAAGCCTGGTTGCTCGCAACAAGCACAATAGCAGGACCGGCAGGGCCAGTCTTTGCTTTCGAGAAAGTAAAAGACTTCGATACCGCTACAGAAAGTCCTTCAAGATAAACAGTGATAGGGATACTTCCAGAGTCAGCCGTGATCGTGTTAAGATAGAACGTGTCGTTATCTAGTCGTGCTGCGGTTCCTCCTGCTGGAGTTCCAATGGTGTACCTGAATTGCCCAGCAACAGGTGTAGTTCCATCTGCTACCGGAGTAAGAAGTGCAGTACCTTTGTACACTTTTATGTCTGACTTCGCTTTTCCAGTAGAGCCTACCTCCCCAGCCAAAGCAGCCCCGGTTGCGTCACACGCTACGGTGTGCGCCTCATTGGACAACACCACTGTGTAGGCAGACGCCCCTGCTTCTCCATTCTCCCCGTTAGTACCGTCGTATAATTTGACGATTGTTATCTCATCGTGTTTTGTCCCAGACAGGCATCTGACACGAAGCGATGTGTTACTTCCCCATGCTGCATTGTAATATGTTAGTGAATAGGTTGGGGCAGTTTGGGTGCCTGAAAGGTTTACCCAAGAAGTTCCGTTCCAATATTCCCAGTCGTAAGTGGTGAGTCCTCCGAACAGAGAAGCTGATAACGTAATTGTCTCGCTTGTTGGCGCAGACATTCCAGCTAGAAACTTAAATGCCTGCTCGCCATTGACGATGACATACTGAGCGTCTTCGCCCTTGGTCAGAGACCAACTGTAGTCTCCATACACCGTGCTCTCGGTAGGTGTCGTCTTGTTTACAGCAAGACCGATGTAAGCCTTTCCTGTAGGAGAGTCACTCATCCCCGTCGTAGGTGTGTCTGCGTACTTAACCCAAGTGTAGTAAGTTACTCCATCTGCCCCTGGTTGCCCGTCAAGACCGTCTTGTCCCTTGAAAAGAATCCATGAGTAGTCCTCAGCAACCTCACTCTCAACCGGGCTTGTCTTATTGTAGGCAAGTCCGATATAAAGCTTGCCATCTGGGTAGTCACTTATCCCGTCGCCATAAGGCGTGTCGGCGTACTTAACCCAAGTGTAGTAGGTGATTCCGTCTGCTCCTACGTCACCTTTGATACCCTGCACACCCTGGATGCCCTGCTCCCCTGCCCTTGATTTCGCAAAGGACTGTACCTTCGTCATGCTGAAAGACACACCGGCTGATGTCTTCCCGGTGATCGCATAGGAGATAGTGGCGGTGTCCGTAGTCATGTTCGAGTGAACGCCGACAGTCAGAAACGAGCCACTGTCAGTCAAGGTTCCACGAGTAATACCAGAAGAGGTCGTTGTAACCTTCCACGTTCCGTTCGCCGTCCCAGCACCATCGTAAGAAAGCTCCGTCGCGCCCTCATAGACCTTGATCGTCGTCCCGGACCCGAGGTAAGAAGACACGGTTCCTGTGGAAGACGCAGGCAGGACATGCGCCTCGTTAGACAAAACAACTTGCAGAGAACTCGCCCCAGACTTGCCCTCTACCCAGACTGCCCCATCATGAGTAAAAATCTGATTATCAGTAGTTCTTACCCAAATATCCCCGTATGTTCCGGTAGGTGCGCTGTCTTGGTAGAATACATTATTTGCAGTTGCATTATCTGCTGGCTTACCACCATCGTCGATTACCGAAGACCAGTTATTCTCCCAGTTGCCATCAATAAGCAACGTACCATCTGACGCATAAATCTCAAGATCATTAGCCATGATCTTGCCACTTTTGCTAATCTTCCAGCCAGACATGGACGAACCAGGGGTGTAGCTAAAGTTATTACTCCAGATTTCATTCCCGATGTTGACATTCTGTATAGCTGCTTCGCCAATCCAAGCAGACCCGATTACTTGATTTGCCTGAGCAACCCATGCAAGCTTGTAATAAGCCCCATAGTTAATAGCAATCTGCCACTGATTGCTAGTTGGCAGTAGGCCATTAAAAGTATCTAAAGATGCAGTCGTCGCGTAGCTACCTGCCAGTGATTGCCAATAAACATACGGTGAAGCTAGACTAGTGCTACCAGCAGCAATGCTGTAAACCGTACCACTATAAATAATCTCATGAGCATTCCAACTAAGCACATTTGCTGCCACCGACCAAACAACGCCACGCGGAATAGGCACAGCATATACATCCGACAAGCCTTCTTCAAAATCCACAACATTCGCAATACTAATCTCATGGCTGATAGCCACGCTAATTGCCGTGGAGTAGTTAATGCCTGTTGTCCCGAAGACATCATAGCCCCCGACGACAAAAAACCAAATGCCGTCCTCTAGGTAGACTTCGCAACTAGCAGTGTCTTTGCCGACTTGCCGTAGCTGCATGAATGGCCCACCAGCATTTGCGCTATACCCAACAATATACCCAGCGACATCTGGCGCAGTAAGCAGTTCCCAGCTAATAGTAGCTCCACCGACGAAGTCATTCCCAGTGACATTCTGAACGGCCATTGGCTGCGCATTAACCGCTGTGATCTTGACTTCGGTGCCAATATTCAGCAGCCCATCTACTGCACGAACTCCAATATCAAATGTCCTATACGGACCACCCGTGCAAGCTACGTTAGTATCAAACGCAAACGTATACTCCCGACTGCCTTTAACCTGGGCAGTATGCAGCACAGTAGCCGTGCCAGTTTGGTAGATATTAACTTCATAGTAAGCCAGCCACTTTTCGTCTGCCCAGGCAGCTTCTGGTGCATTCCAGCCAATCACACAACCAGGAGTGTTAAACGTCAGTCCATCACCAATGGAATTAATAACTCTCAGTTCATTAACCCCAGTAGCCATATAGGGAATAGTAACTTCATTCACATCAGAAGCTTCCCAGCCGATAGAAGGACACATCGACAATGGTTCTTCATTCCCGAGAGTATTAACAGTCGCGACATGGACGCGATAATACTCAGCAACAGGAGCATTTTCAAGTCGATACTGTGTTCCTGTGGTTTCGCCAATAAACTCAGCTATGTTAGTAAGTACAGTCGCACTACTGCCATACGACAAATAAACCCGCACCTTGGCGAAGTAAGCACTAATCGGTATCGTCCATCTAACTTCTAGTGCTCTTGTATACGCACCAGCACTTAACTTAGCATAAGTAGCCGCAGTGATATTCGTGACATTAGGGAATTTGTCTGGCAACGTAAGCACAGGGGCAGTAACACCTGTACAATCATCTGCCTCAACGTAAATCTGCTCGTTATAATCAACAGCAGTAATACTAACCGTGTTGTCATTTTCTATGCTGATATCAGTAATCTTGAATTTCTGCAGAGCAACATCACCAACTAAGCAATACAAATCGCCTAGCTGCGGGCTTCCAGTTGCAGAAGTAGCCACTGGAAGAATAATCTGTGTCTGACCATTGAGCCAACCACCGCCATATACAGCATATTCAGCATAAGCACCATTAAGAGTGCGGATACCGATAGTAAGCCCTGTGTCTACTTGGTTGTTGATTACTTGCCCTGCACCACCAGCGCGCCAACCGTCAATAGTGGCTTGGGAAAATCCCATAGCTAGATATTCGCTATCACCTAGCAATAACCCATCAATATAGAATATCTTCGTGGCTGAGTTATAACTCGCAATCCTACCACCAGCTGCCCAGTCGGGCATACTATGCTGAATTTCAATCACATCGCCAAGCGCACTATGCAGCGCCTCGTAGCTAGTGCTGAACTTAACAATACGGTTGATGTACTTATTACACGCCAGCAGATATTTACCAATCCGCCAAGCCTCACTAGCCCTGGTCGTACCAAACAGGGTTACTTGAGACTTATTCCCACCTTCAATCTCCGGGTCATATAACGCTAGTACTGTTCGCTTATTATCATTCCCTTCTTCAAGATAACTAAGCTCAACTTCATTTGCCCGAGTGTCTTTCGGGATGTAGCTAATTGACAAACTATCTGCAATAATATTCCCGTCATTAAACCGCTGGCTAACACTTGTTGCGCCGAAGTCGCCACAAAGCCGAATCTCGCTGCCGTTCCAGTAGATCAACGCTCGGTAGTTCTCGCAGAACTTAGTGACTGCATCCCAGAGGGACATATCCGTGTCAAAGACGCAATTAGCCACGAAGCGTTTTTCAGTACCACCAGCGCCATCACTGACAAGGGTATCGCAGAACTGCGCCCAAGCGTAGAAATCGTTAAGATTCAACTGCGAAGGCTGAAATCCATCGTAGCGGTTAAGCGTTAGAATATCATCATACCCAAGCCAACTGCCCCAGTTTTCTGCAATAGGTGATCTATTCGTATAAACCGGCTGAGTCAGCACGTCCCAAGCTATCCACGCCGGATTACTGCTATGCTGCAAAGTCCAGCTAGTGCCGTTATACGTATTAACTATCGCTCCATCAATAATAGCACTAATATCCAGATCGTTATTAAACCTCTCAGTAGCAATCCCACTGATGGCTAACACAACATTCCTGGGATAAGTAGTAAACCGATAAGTCTTATATCTAATCGCGCTGACATAAGCCGACGCCATTTGCTTAAGCGTATCCGGCGCATCTATCCTTCGGATATAGAACTTAAAAGAATGCCCGTCTGCATAAGGCAGATTAAACTGGAAAGTAACATCTGTCGCGGCATAAACAGGACCAGTCAGGGTCTTGTAAGTAGTCGCCTGATAATCAGGCAGCTGCTCTTCAACAGTTATCTTTCTCCAATAGCAATCAAATCCTTCTACAGAATTTGAGTAGTTAGCCATATCGTATGGCAAGTCTTCTTCGTACCATGCTTCGATTTCTCGCCAGCCCTTAAGCGTCCAGTTGCCAGAAGCATCTTC